TCATATGGAGTACACCATTCTAGGTTACTAGCATTATTGTTTAGCTTGTTACCATCGATATGATTTACTTGAGGTTTATTATTTGGATTTTCAATAAAGGCACGTGCAACAAGTCTGTGAGTTCTAAAGTGTGTCTTCATTCTCTCACCTACTTTTCGAAACGATACTTCATAGTAACCAGTTTTGGATAGTTTCTGTGCAAGAATTTTTTTAGTCTTTGCGTTTCTAACTATTCCATCTTTGTTAATTTCATATCTTGTTTCAAAACCTTCAATGTCTTTCCACATAATCTTTTGTCCTTTGTCTTTACTACGGGATTGTCTTCAACTCAACTTGTTAAGAGTTTCCCCGTTTAGGAATCTTTTGACACATTATTACTAATGTGAAACGCTAATTTAAGCTGCTAAGCTAGGGCTATAGTTAACGAGCCCTCCCTCTTCAGTAAGAGCAGGGAATGCACCATTCTGAACCAGCATGTCCTTGGATGAACCAAACAGATTACCATCACCAGACTTAATAGAGCCATCTGTTCCAGCGGCATCCTTTGCCAATTCTTTTGTTGAATATCCTTGACCACCATCAACATCACCACCAGTAGTGATTCTGTCTCCGTTGGCATCATATGCATACCATGCACCTGGGATCATCTTGACACCATTTGCATCGATACCTTGATCATTCACGTTTCTATCATCGAGAATAGGAATCTCGTGATATTTAACAATCATATCTCCATAATGTTTAGGCTGAGTTACTTTATCTCCCAGCTGAGAGAATACTTTTGTTTTCTTTGCTTCAATGACTGCAGTTCTTGACCAAAATTTGTCATTAATCTGCTGTCCAATCGTTGAGTTCCCAGGTGCTACCTGGTATCCACCTTCATTAAACTTCATGGTTGTTCCTTATTTGTAAATAATGCTATCCAAATATTCCGTAAACTGATCATCATTAAGTTCTAATGGATCTACAGTTTTTTTGGTTCTATTTGTCTTGCGTTTCTTTTTACTAAGGGATGCTGCTTTGCGTCTTGTTTCATTGACTTGTGATCTCTTCTGAGCAGCTTGTTCCATGTATTGATTTCGTTGTGCATCGTCTATCTGGCCTTGCATCGGAGGCACATACTCAGGCTGGTTCTGTGTAGGTTGCTGTATGCCACCTTGTGGAACCTGCCCTTGTTGTGCCATTTGAGCCATGTATTGATCATATTCAGCTTTTTGCTGCATATACGCTACATACTCATTCTCAAGTTCAGTTGCCGCCTGACGATATTGTTCTATCGCTGGCAAACTACTATACGTGCCATTCACGTCTGTCATTTTATTCTCACGCATTCGTTCTTTTACGATACCGTATGCGCCAGACGTAATATGCGAAATCAAGTCACTGCTACTCTCTGGATCATTTAGTAATTCAACAACGCTCTGATCATCCCAGTCGCTGCTTATCACGTTGATTACTTCATTATCCACACCATTTCTCTTTGCATCTTCGATAAGGTCTTCAAATGCGAGTTCAATATTATTAGGCAACTGGTTCTTCTCTTGATAATTGATGTTATCAAGATCGATTTCCATTGGGTCTATATTTGACTCTTTGAGTTGCTTCTTTATGGCTTCCGTATCACCATCCAGGAGGCTCATAGCGAAGTTAAACTTCTCTGGATTATCTAGGATACCTTTCTCTTTCAATGTCTTTAGAAATGGTCTATATGGCTTCATGGCAGCCATTTTATCAACGTATCCCGCTGCCATTTGTTGTGCTCTGATAATCTTTTCAGGATCGTCAAATCCCTTAACCTTTCTACCATTGGCTACAAATTCACCTGTAACTTTATTGTAGAAGTCTTCATATCGTTGCTTTTCGTCTAATATTCTCTGATACTCTTTTTTATAGTCAAGTTCTTGTTCAGTTGCAGTTTGGTCATCTGAACCATCTTCTGTCTGATTGTCACTTTCACTATCGGTATCTTGAGCGTTTTCCTCTTCCTGTACACGTAATTCTGTGTTGTCTTCCTGGTCGTCACCTTCAGTTTCAACCTCAGAACCATCGTCTACATTCTGATCTGTGTCCTCGATATTTTCTTCTGTCTCTGGTTCTTTATCATTGTTTGAAGATTCCTCGTCTGGAGGATTTGCTTCTACACTTTCTAACACATTCATGAAGTCATCATCACTTAGTGATGACCAATCTACATTATTATCTGCCATGATTAGTCCTCACTCTCTTCTGCTTCATTCGCTGCTTGTGCCGTAATCTCATTTCTATACAGTCTTTCAGCTTCTAATTCTTCTGGAGCCATTGCTGCATTGATAATCAATGTTTTGAAATATCCCTTGAAATTACGGATTGATGACATCATGTCCATAAGGTTATCTAACTGGTCACGCTTGAGACTCGATGGCGTAATCAAGTTATCAAATATTCGTTTGGATTCTTTTTCGAAATATCCATCCAAAACAACAAGTTTAAAATCTTCATTTTCATGAAGTCTTTCAAGAGCTTGATGCAACTCAATTTGTGCTTTTAACTCATCGATTCGTTTGTCAACTGCTTCCAGTTCTTCTTTAAGGTGTGAAGAATTTTCTTCCATTGCTTAATTCCTTTGATATAAAAAAATGTGAGATGCCTATTGTATAGACATGGCTCATTGTTGTAATGAGCATGATTATAGAACCAGTGCTCATACGACAATATTATATCATAGATTTTAATTGATTATAGATATCGATTAGATTATATTTCTATTCTTCAAGTAGTCTTTGTGCATAGGCTGTGATTGGATTCATTTTCTGCTGGTTCTGTTTATGGAGCGAACCAACACTATCAATCGCTCTTGGATCAACTTTAGGTTGTCTATATCCAGGAGGTACAGGTGCTTGTATTGCAGGCTGCTGTGGTGCAGATATCTGCATTCCAGTTTGTGGATCTATCATTAATTCACCCTGATTAAGTCCAAGCATTTCTTCTCCACTCATCATCTTTTCATCTAGTGATGGTTCTGTAAGTTTCTGCATCACTTCTGCATCAGACACTCCAGAACCAGTTCGCATGCCTTCAAAGTATGCTCTCTTGGCTATCTCATCTCTTTGAGCTATTAGATCTGCAAGCCTCTGTTGCTCTGCTTCCTGTCTCATTTGCTCACGCATCATTGCTTTATTTCTTTCATTTTCGGCTGCTTTATTTGCTGCCGCTTTAGCTCGTGCTTCCTCTTGTGCCTTACGTCCTATCATTTGATCTGTCAGTTGTTGCTGCAGTGGTCCTAACATGTCATATCCTTTGCATTTAGATTAGTTCAGAACCAGTTTCTGCTGGTTCCATTTGTTTTTCATATTCTGATTTTAGCATTTCATTTTTTGTTTTTGCTAAATCTTTTTCAAGCTCATTTGTCATCGATACATCTTCTTTATAGATATCGTGATTCATCTTCTCTTGTTCAATATCTTGTTTCGATTCCTCCTTGAGCTGTAGTTGCTGTAGTTTACTCAAGTGATCCATCTCTTTGTCTTCTAGTTTTTCTCTACGCTCTGTTCCATCTTTCATCCTGATAAACTTCAGTGATGTGATATCTGCTTCTTCCTCAAGTTTCTTGGCTTGTGCATTTTTAAGTCTTGCAGTTGCAAGATTCTCTTCTGATTCACTGTTGATGTTCTGTGCTGTTCTGCTATTACGCTCAACAATCTTGCTGTCTTCACTTTCGATGCCTTTAGCCATCTGAGCGATTTCCATTTTGATTTTCTTATTTTTAAGTTGTGCATTTTCAAGCTCAAGCTGCTGTATTTCCTGTTGCACTGGATCTGGTTCTGGTTCATATGTAAGTACCTCTTGAGCCAAATCTGGTTGTCCCCAGAGCTTTGCTATTTTTGCATAAATTATTTTTGCTAATCCTGGATCCATTGATGCTGCATTCGTTTGCATCAATGTGTTTAACTTCTCTGCTTTTTCATTATCTTTTTCAGGAGTTGAGATTGATAATTTTAGATCAAATTCACCAGCAAGATCTTCAACTTTAACAGTAACGAATTCTTGATTCGTAAGCCGAACCACAGTCTCTTCATCTAGGAACATCTGATTCATAGAGATTGTTTTCTTTCCTATATCAACGAAGATTTGGTTAGATATTCTTCGCAATATGCTGAGTTCTCTTTTACTTGTTGCATCCAGTGCACTTCTGATACCAGTAGCAACAGAACCAAATGCTTGTGAGCTTATACCTTGACTAAATGCTTTTGTACCTGTTAATGACTCTGCATCACTATTCTCGATGTTTATCATATCAAATACAGCATTTGGTACACTTTCTATCTTTGATTTGTATATAGACGTTCTTGGGTCCATACCATGCCTGAAATAGACTGTTTTACCACTTCTATAGTTGTCTCTCTGTGATGGACTTGCAAAGAACTGTTCATCGATAAACTCTTGACCTACAGCGATATCTGCCGTGATATCATATGCTGCTCTCTTCATTCTTCCGATACTCTGCTGGTTCTCCACAAGCAGATCTCCATCTGTCTCACCGTACAGTTTACCTATACGTGGAAGATACTTGCTTATTGCAAATGGTAAACCTTTGAATGGAAATGGTGACTTTTCAAGTCGTATGAGTTGCTTGTTCACCCATGTTGCTACGATTACCTCAGTTTCTCCATCCCCATCTATATCCCAATATCCCCAATACTCATATGCTCGTATTTTCTTTCGTGGTTCATCTCCAAACTCAAATGTTGTTTCATTGATTTCAACATCATTATAATATTCACGTCCTGCATCTGTACTGTCTATCTCTATCTTATCCAGGTTTTTGTAAATACCATACTCAATAACTTCTTCTTCACCTGTTTCTTCATTTACAACTGTTTCTTTATGATACTCTTCTCTTTTGAGTTCACTCATCGTTGTGTCATATTCATGAATAATGAATTGTATGTCCTCTACATTACCATTAGATGTTGGATCTATGATGATATTTCTCGTATCACACACTTCATAGGTAGGCTGGTTCTTTATTAGTATAGTTTTAGGAACTTCTGCTATTTCTGTACCTATTTGTATTGGTTCTCCACTATTGATTATTTGTTGTGCTTGCTCCTGTGACATTTGACCAGATGCCAATGCCTGCTCAATAATTGCCATTGATTCTTCTGGTGAAGCATACTTCGGCACTTCTTCTTGAACCTTAATCTCTTCTTCGTCTGATTCCCATCCAACCTTCACGATGACTGTGCCATCATCATATATTGTCCGAACCACATCGTTGACGAACTCTGTTTTATCAATTTGGACATTCCATTGATAGTTCAGAACCAGTTGATTTTGTTCTGCTGCTTTGACATCTTCAAAACTACGTGGACTGACTTCGAACATATTTTCACTGTTTAGAAATGGTTCTTCAAGTGCTGGATACTTCCACTCAGCTTGCTTTCTGATTAGCTTAGGTCGTGCAGTAGACTTGCCTTTTGGAGCATTTATCTTTGGCCCACCATCCATGTTGACCTTGCGCTCTTCAAGTACCGATACAATGACTGCATGGTCTTGTTGTGCGTCAACATAGTTTTGATATAGGTCTTTGAATTTTGGTTGATTTTTCCAGTTCGTTAGTTGTTGTGCGGGTTTTTCTTGAGCTGCTTCTGGCTCTCTTTTTTTATCATATAGATCTTTTTCTTTTGCAACTGACATAGATAATCCTCTATAGTTTAAATAGTTAAGAGGATTATAACACAATTATCAGCACGCTTTACGTGAACCACATCCTGCTGTTCTAGCTGCTGCTCT